GACCACCGAGATCTACACTCTTTCCCTACACGACGCTCTTCCGATCTAGTCCTGATTGGCTAATCCCGGAGCTAACTCCATGGCGCTTTGCATGTTTCCACGCTCGTTCGTATAATTCTGGAACTCCAGCGGAGCCATTGCGTCGGCGTAGGTTCGGGCCATCATTTCCTCATGCCCAGCGCCACCGTATCGTCCGGCACCCGCGAACTGACTGTCTATCCCCGGACGGACTTCATTGCGAATACGCTCCGCCATCGCGCCAAAGGCAGGGTTGCCCGCATTCAGATATTCGCCCCCGAGTGTCTTTTGTGCTTCTCCCTGTGCTGATTCAAGCAACGGCGATCCGCTCAGTGCTCTTGACTCCTGCGCCTGTAAACCCGCTTCTGTCTGCTGGGAGAATGGCACAACAGTATCGTTCGGATAATATTCCGAAGGCGTGTTGAGAAGACCCTGAGCCTGGCTGAACCCTTCCGTTAGATAGGGCTGCTGGCCGGACCACGGCGAGCTAGATGTTTGGCTTATGGTGGTGCCTGATGGCGAGTCACCTGTCATTATAAATCCTTCTCAACAACAATGTGCGTTTTCTCATAATCACACAAAACACGTTCCCAACCCGAACGCCCTATTGCCACCATTTTCGTACAACCCAATCCTTTGGCCCATGTTTCCACCTTGCCAAGGTGGTGAAGCCATCCTTCCATCTTAACGCCCGATGCCGCCAGAATAACACAATCGCGCCTTCTGGGGTATTGTTTGACCGTCGTTACCACAAAGCTGTCCAACGTCGTCCCGTGGTAACAAAGCCATATCTGCCAATCTCCTGCCTCGATCAATTCTTTCGCGTCACTCGCATTATACTGACCCGACCTGTCTAAAACCTCCTGCATGGGTTTCTCAACCAAGGGCCACAGCCCCGCAATCTCGCTCGGTTGAGACTGCCAGCAGGCTATTTCATCCACCGGACAAACCCAATCGCGTATGAGAGAGGCGTTGCCCAACCCCACCGGATAACAAAACCAAGAACCGATTTGTTCTGTCCCGTCACCTGTCCAACAAACGCCGTAGAGCATATCTTGACCAGACGCTTAAAGACCGTGGAGCGCCGCGTGAGGCCCGCTATCACTCTGCCCCACTGGTGGTAGCCGTCAATCCAGACTCGGCCCCTCAGTGAGCCGTTATGGTGTGTTCTCCGGCACCACGAGACTGCTCTGCGCTTCTCTGATGGTGTCCAGGCGCCGGTTTCGGCTAAGGCAGTTGAAACCACGCAGCTATCATCGTCGTCGTCGCTTTCTCCCTCGCCAAATGGATCGCTGAAAGCGTCTTGCAAACCACTCAACCCGTATCCGTAATCATCTGGGTTATCTACCCCGTGCTGTCCTGTTCCGTAATCGTAACTGACGTTGGGATTATCGAGGTTTGTGCTATCAATACCCCAACCTCCCAAAGCAGACGGATCGGCTTGCGGGCCCATTCCTGTGTCAACAACCTCCTCGGGGATTCCCGAACTATACGGATCTTCGGGGTTGAAATAATCATATGCTTTTGATCCAAGCTTCCCGAGGGTAGCCATGGCCCCAATAGGTCCGGTTAATCCCATGCTGGCGATTCCGAGCGCCCCTTTGGCAATATCACCGAACCCTACATCAGAGTAATCACCAAGCGGTCCTGCTTCGGGCATGGCGCCGGATGCCGGGTCTTCTCCGGTCGTGTCTATAACGTCCGGGATAAGTGGGTTAGGCGCTCCGGGCCCTGGGAGCGTTAGCGGCATATTGGATATTTGAGGCGCGGCAGAAGGAGCCCGTTCAAAGTTGAACTGGTATGGCCTTTGTGCCGGGTCGTCAGAGCCCCACGGGTCGTTTGCAGTATACCCGGTGGATTCAAAGTCGGGGCCGTAATACTTGGACAGCAACGGGCTACGCGGCCTGTCTTCGGCATTGAGTTGATTGAAGATGTCTCGAATGTTCATGACCACACCACGTAGCTATAAATAGGGATACCGCGTCCACCTGCTGTCGTTGACGAAGCCGACGAAGACAGACTCGCCGGAGAATGATGAAGCACGCACGCGCCTTCTGTCAGACTGGTTATGTTCGGCAATAGGTTTCGTGCGCTCTCGTTCGATGCCATCAAGGTAATCACGCTGTTCACATCGATACGGGCATCGATCAAGGGTGTCGAAGAACCTGTCACTGTGAGACTGATAGAACCCCGGTTATTCGTTCTGCCCTGCATGACACCGTTAACGACCTCTGCAAGCTTTCTTGACCACTCGACAGGCTTTGCACTCCACGTCAACGGAGCCGTAGGATGGGTTCTGGCGTCTTTTCTTGGGGATGTGGGCACTATCTACCCCCTGTCGCTTCGTAGTCTATTTGAACACCCGCAATGAGTGACCATGTAGCTGAACTGGACAGAGACACTGTTGACCGGGTGTATCTATCCTCGGTGCGCTGCATGCAAAGACCGTCGGCGTTGATTTCAGAACCACTTGAATACACAACAGGATCGATCAACCTGTTCCTGTGCCCTACGCTGGCCCTGATGCCGCTTCCCGTCGAGCCCTGCACGATCGGACGTATCGAATTGATCTGTGCTCTGCCTGTCGTATTTAGTTCAAGTTCTGCGGTTTCCAGTACGGCTGCCGTATTCGGCCCATCGAAATAACCTAGAAATCCAGCAGCATCGAAGGCCGCGAACTTCTCCGCGCCACCCTTCCACTTGTCTGCGTCCAGGGATGGCCCAAGCAACACGTCATCGTCCATGCTGGTTGATATCGCGTCAAGGGATTCAAGGGTGTAGCCAGGGGTAGATATGTTGCCCAGAAGTGTCGTGTCCTGATCCAGAACCGCCCACTTACGTTCGGGCCAGTGATAGACGAATATCTTGTTCGACGTGCCGGTGTTGCCTTCTCCGGGGAATGCCCAGAAAACATTCTTTAAAACAGGGTCAACGCCCGCTGTAACAAGATGTCCGTTTTGAGTATCGAAAAAATCATAGAACTCATCGTCTACAAAGTTCTCCCCAATGGGCGTGCTTTCCACACCATCGAAGGCCATGAATCCTTCAGGGGCTATATAGAAGATAAACCTGCCCCAATTAATGACACTCGTCGGAATTAACGTCCCCCTTCTCTGATCTACCACATCGATATCAAAGACGGTCGGGCTGCCGGTGTAGTTCATTCGCCTTATGACGTTTTCCTGAAATACAACGGCGTACTCAACAGACCCTATTACCCGTTGTACCTGTCCACCAAAGGCAAGATCCTGATAGTCACACTGAGTCGTCCGATTGGGTGTCCAGTCCCGTGCGTCTCTAATAGCTGACCACCACACCCGTGACGGCGTTAACCCTCCCGCAGTGGATGATATATTCCCCCCAACTACAAAGTCCCTCAAAGCCGTAATGTGCTTCATGCGGGGCTTGTCCGCCGATGTAATCAACGTTGTGGAGAACGTGAGGCTTCCGATTGTCGTCTGTTGGGGTTGATGATCGAAGTCGGGACATGCCGCAATAATCCTGTTTCCGAACCGGGTGAATTCCCACACCCCCGAAGACCCGAGATCATAGGTTCCTGAAACAGAACTACTTGCATCCGAAAACGATGTATTAAGAAGCTTATAAAGTTTTGTCTTATCCCCAGCGTAAACATGTCCAACGCCGGAATCATCCTTGATCCCGATCAACCCACGAGGTCGAGCTGTGAGTGCGTTTTCCGTAAACCGCGTGAAGTCCTTAAACGGCCTGAACCCATCCACGGTAGGGATAACATTCCGCACCAAAGGCGAAGCCCCTTGGAACGCATCTATCCTGTCTGGAGCGTAACTGTGGAAAGGGATGACAGGTGTTTTCATATATAATAAGGCCGGATACGACCGGTCGCTATCTGGTCGTTGGTTTCATCTCTCAAAGCGTTATAGGCATCGTGTTCCCTACCGGATAGAAAATCCAACCCCCTCTGCTTCATCACGCCCTGTTCCTGTTTAGCAATCGAATCACGCAGATATGATATCCTGATGCTGGCGACGGCACGTTCCTTGATTAAGGCTGCACCGTGTTCATACCACCCGCCTATCCTGTTGTGATGACTGGCTGTCGATGTCGGTGTGCTCGATCCCGTCCCTGTAAATGACCCCGTGAGACTCGTTAGAAGTGGTCTTTCAAGGTACGCGAGGAGTATCGTCATGCTTTGGTTAGGCACCGGATACATACGCATCTGACTGTTGTAGATCACATAATCCTGGGGGATGCCGAGAGACCCATCAATCTGGCGGTCCTTCTCTTCCATCTCTCCCCATGAGATTGGATTGAGCGTTATATAGCTGTTGTTGTATTCAAGCTTTACGCTGTCGATCTTCACATATCTGACAAGGGACGTGGACAGACTGTAATACCGTGTCCCCGAGACTGTCTCACGCAAGACAACATCTTTGCGTTCGGACCACGTTGTCCGCATGGATTCGTAATGCTTTAAGGCCGAGTTGATTTCCCGGTTGATAACAAGCCCGACAGAAAGAGACGGCGACCCGATAATTTCATCAGGCCGCCTGTTCAACTCATTAGCGATAATGGTTCTAAGATGGGCGGTGGATGTCATGCACAAGCTCTTTCATGAAAGTATATCCCCTTGCCCACATGTTTCCCACAGTGTCGGCAATAGCCCTTTAATAGTTCCCGTGCGGGCCGCTGTTCTTCACGCTCGACTTCGAGCTTGACGACTTGTTCCGGGCGGACTTGCTCATGCCACTTCGCATGCTCTCGGACCCGCTCATATGCGTGCCTTCGGCGGTGTTCGGGCTGCCCTTGCTGTAACTCGATTTCGCGTTGGCGATGTTGCCCGGCTGATTCGGACTTGCCCAACCCGGCGCGCCCCTGCTGCTCTTCGATGAACCCATCGGTTTGTTCCCTTACAATTGCGCGGCGTCTCATCCGACTTCCGCTAATGGTTGCGGCTTTAACTCATTCACTTCGGCCTCAAGCGCCGCGATATAGGAATCCCACCACTCACCGGCAAACGGTATATCGCTGCCTATCATGTCAGGAGTCCCTCTGGTGAAGTGAACCACTTTAGGATCAGTCGACTTGGACCAACCCTCTAACCAATTCCAACGCTCATCAAGAGCGCCGATTTCGTCCTCGTTCAACCATCTCAAGGCATGTAAGTCTCCGCCCGTCCAATGGTTTAATCTGAATGTGTTCATGCGCTTGCACTTGGATGGGCGCATCAGCATGAACGATGACCAGTTCTTTCTGAAATACTGCGTCTGGACACAACCGTACATCTTCCGGTCTTCTTCCGGTTCATGATTATGCTGGACACACCAAAGCGACTTTCCGACGTAGCTATCATCCAGAAGGTCTGCGATGTCCCCCCGCCACAGCATATCGGGATCACAGAACAAGACCAGATCGTCGGTGTAATTCGCCACTATCGGGACAGCAAACCTTGCAAAGCTGAAAGCTGAGCTAAATGGTCTGCCGTCGTGCCGGTCGTACATCTGACCGTTCACCTTATCAGACACCAGCCCGTTATCCAGACCATTATCGACAGACACGCCACGCCAGTAGATTTCTTCCTCTCTCAACGGCCTGTCCCAAATGGGGATAATCTCGACCGGGATGGTCGCGTGCTTCAACAGGCTATACCGACAGACATTGAAAGCTTTGTCGTCAATCGGATCGTAGCCGATGTAGACTTTAAGCGGTTTCATGATCCACCTTCGGTACTGCCACGCAGACAATTTCCTTGCCTGTGCCGCCGCCCTTCATCTGGTAGGAGTTGACCTGCCACCGAACCATAATGCGGTGCAGCCACCAATTGCCTTGCTTGATCGTGATATGAGCGTTTCTCCCGTCCGACAGAAGTTTGCGCGCCGGTAGATCGGAAGAGCGTCGTGTAGGGAAAGAGTGTAGATCTCGGTGGTCGCCGTATCATTAAAAAAAAAA